TATGTAAAATCATCTTAACGGGGTGAAAACACCCCACTAGTTTGTTGAAAGAGGACTAAAAAATGGCTACTAACCAGTATAACGTGGGTACAGACAGTACTCATGGCGAAAATACAATCGTCCATTACTACGACCGGGCTGGCGTAAAAGCTGCCAACCGTGTCAATGTTTATGGGCAATTCGCTGACCGTAAGTCTATGCCTAAAAAGTATGGCAAGACTTTTAAAATCTCTAAATTCCTGCACATGTACGACCGTGCTCCGAACGATGGTGAGTTTGCCGCAAAAGGTTTCCTGTCTCACCGTACCGTTAACGAAGTAAGTACTGCTCTGGCTAATGCCTCCCTGGCTGAAGGTGCTGGCGCAGTAAACAAGCGCTCCATCCAGAAGATCACCATGGAAACCAGTCTGGCTCGTTACGGTGAAATGATCGACTACACCGACGAAGTAGAGCTATTTTCTGAGGATGCTATCCAGGTTCGTTACCGCGAAGAACTGGGGGAACTGGCTAACTCTCGTATGGAAGATCTGTTGCAGCTGGATATGCTTGGTACTCCTACCGTTATGTATGCAGGTTCTGCTACTGCTATCGAAGAGATCGATGAAGACTCTACTGTCTCCTACGACCTGATTCGTAAGGCTGTACGTAAGCTGGTACGTAACCGTGCCAAGAAGAACACTACTATGGTTACCGGCTCTACCAAGATCGATACCAAAACCGTAGCTAAGGCGTACTACTCAGTTATCGGTGCCAACGTTAAGAGTGACCTTGAAACTCTGACCCGTGGTACTGTTGACGACAACGGTATTACTGAGTATGTCTACATCCCTTCTCACAAGTACGGTTCTGCCTCTTCCTTGGCTGAAGGCGAAGTAGGTGCTATGCATGAAGTACGTTTCATCGAGTCTGAGTCAGCTGTAGTTTATGCTGGTCAAGGCGCTGCTGTAAACGCTCTTGGTGCTGACGATACCTACACCGGCACTCTGTCTACCGTTACCTATGCCGACGAAGCTGCTGTAATCGCTGCTCGTGGTGCTGAAGGTAAAGTGTGGGATCGTTCTGCTGATGCATACGTAGATTCTGGTGCTACTACCCCGGCCTTGGTTTACTTTGACGCTTATCCGATCCTGTTCCCGACTCAAGGTGCTTTTGCAACTGTAGGTCTTAAGGGCATGGGTAAGATCAAGTTCAACTCTAAGTCACCTGAAGTTGTCGAAAATGGTAACCCTTACGGCACCAATGGCTTCTTCAGCTACAACTTCTTCTACGCAGGTATCATCCTGGAGGAGGAAAAGCTCCTAAAAGTACTAGTATCCGCTTCTGCGTGATCTGGTATAAATAAGCTAAAAAGGCCCTAGTTTAGGGCCTTTTTTATTTAAACACTTTACAATAACCTATCAGTTATATATAATAGTGAATACTTATCTATCTAAACAACCTTTAAGGACTTAGACCTATGTCAAACTTAGAAGACCTACGTAAAGAAGCTGATGATCTTGGTATCTCGTACACGAAAACCTTAGGCGAGACCAAGCTTCAAGAAAAAATCAATGCTTTCTACGAAGAGCAAGAAACAGGCGGCCCCGCTTTAGAGGCTACTGCAGAAGAGAAAGAGGCCACTAAAGAAAAAGCTAAAGCAGCCGCTTTAACTAAACGCCAACGTTCTGCCCTTAAGCGTGTTGAACGTGAGAAGACTGCTCGTGCTACTAGAATTGTTACAATTATTGACAATGATCAGCGTGTTAACAACCAGACTACTACCTGTACGGTAAATTGCTCTAATGAGTTCTTTGACCTAGGTACCGTGGTACTGCCACTAAACGAGCGGATTGAGGTGGCTATGGGGCATATCCGTACTTTACGGCAGGTACAAATCCCTCTACACATGCGAGACAATAAGACTGGGCTTTCCTCTGTTCGTCTACGTCCTCGATATACTGTTACCTTCTCGTAACAACAGGTGGAGGGTCTTAGGGCCCTCCCATCAGTATTTTATAAGGATGAACTATGAGCTGCGATGTAGCCAAATTTACTATTACTAAAGGCTTAGATAACACATTTGTGTTTACTATTAAAGCTGATGGTTCAACTTTACCAATGACTATGACAGCAGGGGATACCTTTACAGCCACCCTAGTTGATCTAGAAACAGGTGCTACTCCTATTTCGGAAAAGCCTTTAACCAAGGATGCTGACCTAGCTTCCGGCAAAGTTACTCTCGTTGTCACCTCAGCAGAGGCTGCTGGATTAACTAGTGAGCGTGGATCAAAGACTGATCGCTACTACTTACGCCCAACCTATAAGCTAATTATTGACTGCAGTACGGCAAATAATGGAGACTTTATAGCCAAGGTGCCTGAAATCTATGTCGACTGATATTACTATTGATACCGTCGAGGTAACTGGTACGCCGTCTGGCGATGCGCTAACTGTCCCCTATAGCTGCGTAGATATTGAGACATCCAGCAATGTTGTTACGGGTATTAAGAAAGAATACTCTGTTGTAGGGGATGCCATATACGCATCTGTAAGCACTGAAGATGCCCCTACATGGTTAACATCCCTGGTTGACAATATCGTTACCAACCAGGTCTCTGGTAGTTTTACAGACTACAACGCCCTAGTTCAAGATGTACGAGACGCTATCGACTCTATTGATATAGCAAATAACAACTACGTACAAAGAGTTCAGTATGACATTGACCAAGCTGGTGTATACAATAGTGTAGTTACTCAGCTTAATGCTACTTATGATCTAGATGGTATCAGCACCACAATTACTAACTTAGACACGGCTATAGCAAATGAGCTGGTGTCTTTAGGAGTATCTGCGTCCCAAATTGAAACTGCCTATAAAAACTATACTGATGCACAGATAACCTCCCTAGATACTGCGTTATCCGGCGCAATTGGTTCATATGCGTCTAGTATAAACGCCCTTACTGTTGCGTATGAGGATGAATCTACTGGTTTAGTGGCTACCGCCAATGCTGTGGAAAGTCTAAATGCCTATGTAGGACTAGATGGTAGTGGTGACCCTAATAGCTTAGGGCTTCTTGCTGATATATCTATACTGAAAAAACAACTAGATGGTGCTATTGAGATATATGCTGGCACTCATGATGTTATTACCGGTACTGACACAGGCACGGTAGATGATGACAGTATGGTACTTGCAGAGTGGCCTTATGCGCTTTGGGTGCCTATGGCTGGTATTGTAGACCCTGTAGTTACTACTCGTACAGTACTTAAAGATGGGGTTAATACTTCCTTTCCTATAGAATCTAATACTGTCTACCACAACACGGTAGCAGATACTTATTGGTTATTTGATGCCACAACTAGTGCGTGGTCTTCTATTACCTTAACAGAGTATAATAACTACGCTACTGTAGTTAGGGACCAGCACAAGGGTGACTCATATATAAAGTATTCTGTCGACAGTAGTGGTGTTAAGTCATATATAGCCGCATTTAAATTTATACTAACTGCTGTTGATGTTACTTCTCCTTACTCTACCGACACTGAAGGGTATGCTTGGGTTAAAGTGGTTGACAACGACGCACAAGCAGCATACATCCAAGCATTAAACGCCTATGCCCTAGCTGACGGAAAGGTGGCAGTATACTTTGCTTTAGAGAGCCTAACTAACCCTGGCACCTCTGTTTACTCTTATTATTACGATACCTCTGCCTCTACTGGACAGAACTTGAAGAAGACTTCTGATGGTTCTATAGTAACTCCTGAAGAGGGTGACCAAGTAACAGTAAAAGTTATAGACGGGGATGCTGAAGACATTTTTATCAGGTTTTTTAGAGACGGGGCTTGGGTTGAAGGTACCCCCAATGGTTTAGTTGCTGGGTCTAGGTGGTCTATAGACCTAGATGCTTACTTAGGTGCTACTGGTGGTGGTACTTATGGTGGTGAGACATCCATCACCAGTACTATTGAGACTACCTCTAGGGGTGAGATACAAGCTTCCTTCTCTTACGATGCTGAATTAATTAGTAAGGCTGGTCAGTACTATAAAACAGGGATTGGACTTAATGCTGCTACTACAGGGGGTACTGGCACAGAGCTAGATCCATTCACTAGCGAGTTCTGGATTGACGCAGAAAGGCTCGTATTACGAAGTCCTACCTATGATGTTTCTGCTGTCTTTCAGGTTACTCCTTTCGGCATAGTTTTGGGGGTAGAGAACACAGAGGCTACCAGAAACGAGGTTAGGGGTGTGTGGACCTCTGGTACAGCCTATCTTAAGGGGGACATAGTAACTTCTGCTGGCTCCAGTTACATTGCTTTGCTTGATTCTACCGGGATATCTGTCACTAATACTACGTATTGGGCGTTGTTTGCTGCTAGTGGTGTAGAAGGGCAGAGTGTAGACTACTGGTTTAAGCGGGCTACGTCTACTCCTGTAGATGAACCAGCAGCTAATGGTGCTGATGCTAATGGTTGGTATACAGATTTGTCTGATGCTGGCCTTAATGCTCCTGGAGACCTGTATATAGTAAAGGGCACTAAAGCTAGTGGCAGCTCTACTTGGACTTATAGTAGTCCTACTATCAATAGCAAAAGGTACTTAAAAGAGGTTGCTATATATAGCGATGTTACTACTGGTGCTATTGCAAAGCCTAATGATAGTGTAAGCACATTCAATTTCAGCAATAACGTTCTCACTATTAACAATACTTCATGGAATCCTGCACCCCCTACCCTAACTGCCGATGGACAGAAGGTGTATGTATGTACCGCCCTAGTTCAAGGTAATGAGACCGATACCACTGTAGGCATTACTTGGTCTACTCCGTCTATCTACGCCCAAAGGCAAGACGGGTACAGCCCTATAAAGGGTGTGGACTATGATGACGGAGTAGATGGTAATAATGTACGAGTAGAGTACTCTGCAGATGGGATTACTGGCTGGACAGTAACTTTAAATTCTTCTATACACAAGTACATAAGAACGGCTGTTGACACTAATGGTAATGGTGTTTATATTCCCGGCAATGCAACTAAGTTCGTACCAGAAAAAGGCGTAGAGTATGATGATGGGGACCCCGGAACTTCTAGTTATCTGCATATTAAATACTCTAACGACGGTTTAACATTTACCGGTAACGGGGGAGAAGACCTAGGGACCTACATAGGGACCTATGTAGACACTGTTGAGTTAGATTCCAATACTTTTGGTGATTACACTTGGAGAAAATATATTGGTGAAGACGGGGAGCAAGGGCCTCAGGGGCCTCAAGGACCTATAGGGGACACAGGAGAAGATGGTTCTAGTGTTGCACTAGTGCCCGCATATAAAAGGAGTATAAGTGCTCCTAGTACTCCCACCGGAGGTTCTTACAGCTTTGATACAAAGGTATTAACACCCCCTGTTGGATGGTCTTCTATAGTGCCTTCCGGTACTGACCCTGTGTATGTGACTTACTCTACCGCCACTGTCCTTGGGTCAACAGGGATTGACTCT